GATGACAAGGATTACAGTTACATTGCCCGCAACATCATGGCCGACCACGACGCCATCCTGATTAACGAGGAAGGAGCGGCGACCCCGGAGCAGGGCGTGGGTATTTTCGTCAACTCCAGCGGCGCAAAAGAGCGGGAGACTGTTCAGGCGCAGAATGCTGAAATTGAGCTTGACGAAGAGGCGCTAAAGATGATCGCTGGCGAGGTTGCTTACCAAGTCGAGCGTGCCGAGCGAGATTCGTTCGTTAAAAAGATTATTGAGGGTATTCGCTCCATGCTGAACGGCGGCGATTACCAAAGCATCAACACCAACGGGGGCAAAGCCCTCTCTGTAAACAGCAAAGAGGGACAAACTATGTCTGACGAAAAGCTGCAAGAACTCGAAGCCAAGGTAGACGCGCTGGCGGCTAACGCCCTCACCGCTGAAGGCATTAAGGAAATCATTACCGATGCCATGAAGCCTGTAACTGATACTGTGACCGAAATCCAGGCCAACGCCAAGGCCGCAGAGGATGCCGAGCGTGCTGATCTGGTTGCCAAGGTGGTAAAGGCCAACCTTTTCGACGAAGCCGACGCCAAAGAGCTTTCCACGAACCATCTGAAGAAGCTGGCGGCCAATATCAAAACCGAGAAAGCCCCAGGCATTTTCGGCGCATACAATACTGACGGCGCGGACGAAGATGCGCTGTCCGACGAACTGCCGGGAGGTGACGCGTAATGACTACTGCTAACGTTGTATTTTCTGGTCCCGGCGAGAAAGTCAAGCCGCTGATGCAGGAAGCGGTTATCGCTTCCGGCGAGACTATCAAGCCCGGCCACCTGGTGCTGCTGGATAGCTCCGGCGAGTGGAAAAACCATGACTCTGCCGGTCAGGGCGGCGACTATTGCATTGCCGACATGAACGTGATCGAGCAGAAGTCCGCTACCGAGACTTTGACCATCGGCGACACCGCCCCGGCATTCGTTCCGACTCCCGGCGAGACTTACAATATCGTGCTGGCTGACGGTGAGACTATCGCAGTGGGCGACCCGTTGACCAGTAATGGAGACGGCACTGTAAAAGAAGCCGTGACCAGCGGTGGCGACGAAGTGCTGTTCTACGCCCGCGAGGCAGTGACCACTTCCGGCGCTACTGGCCGAATCCGTGCGCGCGTAGCGACTGCCAACTACAGCGCAACCGCGTAATAACAGCCCAACAGGAGAACAATAACAATGCTTTACTTCGACAAGCAATTTGCGCAAGGGCTGAACGGTGTTAACCATAAGGCCCAATACAAGGCCATGACCGGCCACCGGCAGGCGTTCAACACCAACCAGAAGCATCTGGGTCGTCTGCACAACAACGCGCCCGCGATTATCCCGCAGGACGTTTACCGCGAGTTTGACAATCAGACCATCACTCTGATGCGCGAGCAGAATCAAACCCTGCTTAACGACCTGATGCCGCTTGCGAAAGCGTTGCCGGTCGGCAAGATCGAGCACGTGGTACGCCAGGCGTCTGATTCCGGCATCGTGACTACCAGCCTGTCTGGTCAGACACCGCAGGAACTGGATAAGGCCGATTACACCTACGATTCCACCATCAAAGTCATTCACCAGACTGGTTTTGGCCGCGAGTGGATGGAAATGGAAGGCCAGCGATCAGAAGGCTTCGACGGCCTCGTGGACGATCAGGCTAACGCGGTTCGAGCAATTCTGGATGGCGTTGTTGACCACATCTACAATGGCGCTGATGTCACTTTTAAGGGTATTGATGCTTACGGTATCAAAACCTCTTCACGGGTGCAGGCGGTTGATCTGGATGCAACAGACCTGAACTTCAACTTTGCAACTAGCACCAGTGCCAGCGACATCCGCTCGCACTTTATCGAGCTGCGTGACAAGCTGCGTATCACTAACAACGTGTCTGAAGATATGACCTTTTATGTCTCTGCCGAGATCGAAAGCAACTTCGAGCAGTATTACGGCACAGATGCTGGCGACAGCGGCAAAACCGTAATGCAGACACTGAAGGAGCTGGCTGGCGTTGCTGATATCAAGATGGACCGCATACTGTCTGGTAATGAGATTGTCTACGGCGTGCTGTCCAGCAAGTACATCCGCCCGCTGGTAGGTATGGCAATGGCGACTGTACCGGTAATGCGCCAGAACCCGTTTGACAATTACAACTTCATCACTTGGTCAAACGTTGGTCTGGAGATCATGACCGACTACACCGGCAAGACTGGCTGGGCGTACGCGCGTGAGATAAGCTAGCCGTAGAAGCTGGCACTTGAGGCCCCGCCTGTCACAAGCAGTGCGGGGCTTTTTTTTGACCGGTTGTTGTAATATAATGATCGTTCTATTATTTCTGACAGGGGAGTTACAATGATCGAGTTCACCGTTGAAAATATTGGCCTGAGCATCGGCAGCCGTATGATTATGCCGGGTAGCAAGTTACTGCTGAAGTCAAGCCCGCCGACCGATTGGCGCAGGATTGGCAGCGCAACCCGTGAAAACGTTGGCGAGAAGGTGCTTACACCGGCAACGCCTAGCGCAGAGCAAGAGCTTGAGGCTGTCCGCGCCCGTTACGAGGAAGTGACCGGCAAGAAGCCGCACCACAAGGCGAAGGCTGAGACGTTGCTGGCTGAGATCGAGGCCGAGCAGTAATGGCAACAGCAATCACCTACGCTGACGTGACCAACGGCTTTACGACTTCGGTACCAGAGGCTGAGGTCGCCCTGTACATCACAGTTATCGACCAGGCAGATACCTGCCTCGACGCCAACAGCGTAGCCTCTGACGTGCAAAAGGCGCTCAAGATTGCTGGTGTGCGTCACATGCTTGTGTTGGCCGGGGCATCTGCAAGCGGCAAAGGCGCGGTAACTAGCGAGTCTGCGCCGTCTGGTGCGTCGCGCTCGTACAAGGCACCCGATGGCGGCAGCGGCCTGATGGCTACCAGTTATGGCGCACTACTGAAACAGCTTGACAAGCACGGCTGCGTCGTCAATCAGATCGAAAACCAGGTGCGGCAGCAGATCCGCAGTATAGGCAGGAAGTACCCGGATAACGAATAATGTCAACCATTGCCAACTGGTCCTATACGCAAACCATCACCGTCTGGCCCGACGCTAGCTATGACGACTATGGGCAGCCAACTTTTGGCACGCCGTACACCCTAACCGGCTCGTGGTCGGTGGGCGGAGACACGCAGACGGACGCAGACGGCGAGGAGTTTGTCGCTACGTCCAAGTATTACTTTGAGCTTGCTGAGGATAGCTCCAGTCTGCCAGAGAGGGGCATGTACATCAAGAAGGGCGATCTCACCGGCACGGCAGACCCGCTGACAGCCGGGGCCGAGAAGATCAAGAAAGTGCAGGGCTACGACGTTGGCATGTTTGGCGCTAATGAGTTGCCTGACTGGATTGTGTACACGTAAATCAACTGTTCATGTTGCATGGACTTTACGGGGCGCTGAACATTGGCCGACTTCGACGAAATAAACCAGCGATTCAAGGAAGCCTTGCGCGAGCTTGAGACAAGCCGCACAGAGAAGTTCCTCACAGACATCATGGACGCGGTAGAGACTGGCGCGAAGTCTATGACGCCTATTGGTGTTACCGGAAACCTTATTGATTCGTGGTTCGCGAATACCGCCCGCGACACGTCAGGGTGGTTTGGTGAGTTCGGGTATGGTGCTGAGTACGCCATCTACGTGCATGAAGCCCCAGGCACGCTGCTTGGCACCGGCTTGGCATGGAACCCCGACGCTGAGCCTAAGTTTCTGGAGAAGGCGGTGCAGAACGTGTTTGCAACTGACCTGAACGCCATTATTGAGAGGCAATACCGACTGTGAGCGCAACACTACTGACAAGGGTCCATGACCACATTGACGACGCCGGGCTGATTACCGGCTACGCGGTGCGGTACTTCCGCTGGACCGATGCCGACCTTGCCGGTAATACACCTATCATCATGTTTCGGCAGTCTGGGTCCGGGGCATCTGACGAGCTATTGCAAAACACGCGAGTTTCTATCGTGCTGCTGGCAAACCCGACTGGCGTGGTTGCTGCCGACACGCGGGCGCAGGCTATTCAGCGCCTGCTGAGAGGCGACACCGTGCCTACTGGCATCGTTCGCTTTGACCCCGTTGGCGCAGTGCGTGGCCCGCTCATGCTTGAGAACGGGCGGCAGGCGTTCGAGGTTATTGTCGCTTGTTATACTGAGGATCAATAATGCCAACCAATGCCAAACAGGTAACAATAACCTACGACGGCACAGCAATCGGCGGGCTTGTCACGTGGAACCTGTTTCAGGGGCGACCACGCGAGGCAACGTTTCGCCCGCTGGACGGCACGGAGCCTGTGTCCAGACCTCTGCCGCCTGAGTACGGAACGTGCGTTCTGCGCCTTTACTATGACCCCGAGGATGCCGGGCAGCAAAAGCTGATAGAAAGCCTGCGCAACCGGACCACTGCCACGATGGTCATTACGCACCCAGAAACAGGTGGCGGCCCTGGACCCGGACCAGGCGGCGGCAGTAGCGCGACCGACACCTTTACCGCGTTCTGCGAGCGGTTCCCGCTTCAAGGCAGTGTCAACCAGGAAACCCCGATACAGTCCGTCTCGGTGACGATGCGTATTAGCGGGTACGTGACGCACGTGGACCCGTAGCAATGAATCTGCTCCTGACAGGGACAGCGGGATTTATCGGCAACGCGCTGGCACTGTCTTTGCTCGCCGACGGGCACTCTGTTGTCGGCGTTGATAACCTAAACGACTATTACGATCCTGCCCTGAAACGGGCGAGGCTGCGCAGGCTTCCCCGGTCATACGTTCACCATTACGCCGACATAACGGAACCTGGCGCGTTGCCAGATGGTGAGTACGATGCGGTGATACACCTTGCCGGGCAAGCTGGTGTTCGCCACTCAATCGAAAATCCTTACGCGTATATCGACGCCAACGTGACCGGCTTTCAGCGCGTGCTTGACTTCTGCGACCGCAACCAGGTGCCGCGATTGCTTTATGCTTCGTCCAGTTCGGTATACGGCCATGACGCGCAGTCGCCATACTCTGAGGTTCAGCGAACCGACACGCCAGCATCGTTGTACGCCGTGACCAAGAAGGCAAACGAGCAGATGGCCCATGCTTACCAGCGTTTGCACGGGCTGGCTACAGTCGGGATGCGGTTTTTCACGGTTTACGGTCCTTTTGGTAGGCCGGACATGGCTCCGTTCAAATTCGTGGACCGCATATCTCGGGGCCTGCCTATTGACCTATACAACGGCGGGGACCACTGGCGGGACTTTACCCATGTCGATGACATTGTGGCAGGCGTGAAGCTGCTGCTGTCCGCGCAGGACGTGCAGCCTGTCTACAACATAGCGTCCGGGC